GTGAGAGCTGAATTTCTGGAAAGCCTTGGGGAGGGCGCGCTTTGCGCCCTTCCTTACCTGTTCGAGTTCTGGGCGCTGGAGCATCAGCTGCCGCCCGAGGGGCAGTGGCGATCCTGGGTGGTGATGGGCGGCCGGGGCGCGGGCAAGACCCGGGCCGGGGCGGAATGGGTGCGCTCGCGCGTTGAGGGCGCGAAGCCCACCGACCGTGGGCCGGCACGGCGGCTGGCCCTGGTGGGCGAGACATTCGACCAGGTGCGCGACGTGATGATCTTTGGCGACAGCGGCATCATGGCCTGTTCGCCGCCCGACCGGCGGCCCGAGTGGAAGGCGGGTGAACGCAAGCTGATCTGGCACAACGGGGCCGTGGCGCAGGCCTTTTCCGCCCATGATCCCGAGGGGCTGCGGGGGCCGCAGTTCGACGGGGCCTGGGTGGACGAGCTGGCGAAGTGGAAGAAGGGCGAGGAGACCTGGGACATGCTGCAGTTCGCGCTGCGGCTGGGGGATGATCCGAGGGTCTGCGTGACGACGACGCCGCGCAATGTGGCGGTGCTGAAGCGGTTGCTGGAGACGCCGTCGACCGTGGTGACCCATGCGCCGACCGAGGCGAACCGGGCCAACCTGGCCGACTCGTTCTTGGAAGAGGTGCGGGCGCGATACGCGGGCACGCGGCTGGGGCGGCAGGAGCTGGACGGCGTGCTGCTGCCGGACGTGGATGGCGCGCTGTGGACCGGCAAGCTGCTGGATGCGGCGCATGTGGAGCAGGTGCCCGAGCTGGACCGGGTGGTGGTGGCGCTGGACCCGTCGGTGGGCGGCGCGGATGCCTGCGGGATCGTGGCGGTGGGCGCGGTGACGCAGGGGCCGCCGGTGGAGTGGCGGGCCTATGTGCTGGGGGATTGCACGGTGGAGGGGGCGTCTCCGTCCGGCTGGGCGGAGGCGGCGCTGCGCGCGATGGAGCGGTTCGGGGGCGACCGGCTGGTGGCGGAGGTGAACCAGGGCGGCAAGCTGGTGGACGAGGTGCTGAGACAGGTGAACCCGCTGGTGCCGCTGAAGACCGTGCATGCGGCCAAGGGCAAGGGCGCCCGGGCGGAGCCGGTCGCGGCGCTATACGAGCAGGGGCGGGTGAAGCATGTTGCGGGGCTGGACCGGCTGGAGGAGCAGATGATCCAGATGACGGTGCGGGGCTTCGAGGGGAACGGCTCTCCCGACCGGGTGGATGCGCTGGTCTGGGCGCTGCACGAGCTGATCATCGAGCCGGCGGCGTCCTACCAGAGGCCCAGGGCGCGGATGTTGTGAGCGGCTGACCGGGGCGGTCGCAGGAAGAGAACGGAGCGGCGGTGCGCGGAGGCGGGCCGCCGTTTTGCTGTTTGGGGGGCGGTGGGGTGAAACCCCACCCTACGGCCCGCGGCGGGGATGGCGCGCTGTCCCCGGGGGCCGGAGGGCTGAGGGGGCGGGATGGAGTATTTGGCCAAAGGTGAAGACAGGGGGGCGGTGCGAGCGGGGCACCGGCGGTCTGTGTGAGCTTTGGGGTGCGGGCCGTGGCGGGAGGCCGGCGCGGTTTGGCGGGAAAGACGAGGACCACGGGTTCGTGCGGGGAATTCTGCTTGCTGTGGGCTGGCAGCGGGTGCGCGGTCCGTGAGGGGCGCGGTCGGGGCCGTTGGCGCATGCGAATCGGCGGGGTCGGGTGTTGCGGGGGCGGCGCGCGGTGCGTTTCGGAAGATTTACACAAATTGCGGGAAAACCCTTCACGAGCCTGGTTGGCGGCCCTGTCCGGGGGTGGCCGCGCAGGAGCGCAGGAAGGAGCATCTCGCATGGTTTTCGACTTTCTACGTCGCGACGGAGGCACCCGGGCCGAGGCGGCCGTGCCGGAGCGCAAGGCCAGCGCGGCGGGCCCGATCGTGGCCTGGCACAGCCAGGGCCGCGTGGCCTGGTCGCCGCGGGATGCCGTGTCGCTTACGAAATCGGGCTTTGCCGGCAACCCCGTCGGGTTCCGGTCGGTCAAGCTGATCGCCGAGGCGGCGGCGGCGCTGCCGCTGGTGCTGCAGGACCGGGTGAAGCGCTATGACGTGCATCCCGTGCTGTCGCTGGTGCGCCGGCCCAACGCGGCGCAGGGGCGGGCAGAGCTTATGGAGGCGCTGTTTGGCCAGCTGCTGCTGTCGGGGAATGCCTATGTCGAGGCGGTCCCGGGCGAGGAGGGCCAGCCGGTGGAGCTGCACGTGCTGCGCTCGGACCGGATGGCGGTGGTGCCGGGCGCGGATGGCTGGCCGGTGGCCTATGAATACAGCGTGGCGGGCCGCAAGCATCGCTTTGACGTGACCGGGCAGCCGAATATCTGCCATATCAAGACCTTCCATCCGCAGGACGACCATTACGGGCTGTCTCCGCTGCAGGCGGCGGCGATGGCGGTGGATGTGCACAATTCGGCCTCGCGCTGGTCGAAATCGCTGCTGGACAACGCGGCCCGGCCCAGCGGGGCGCTGGTCTACAAGGGGTCCGACGGGCAGGGGCAGATGGCGGATGACCAGTTCCGCAGGCTGAGCGACGAGATCGAGACCTTTCACCAGGGCGCGCGGAATGCCGGGCGGCCGATGCTGCTGGAAGGCGGGCTGGACTGGAAGCCGATGGGGTTCTCGCCCAGCGACATGGAGTTCCAGAAGACCAAGGAGGCGGCCGCGCGCGAGATCGCGCTGGCCTTCGGGGTGCCGCCGATGCTGCTGGGGATCCAGGGCGACGCGACCTACGCCAATTACCAGGAGGCCAACCGGGCGTTCTATCGGCTGACGGTGCTGCCGCTGGCGACGCGGGTGGCGGCGGCGCTGGCGGACTGGCTGTCGGGGTTCACCGGCGAGATGCTGGAGCTGAAGCCGGACCTGGACCAGGTGCCCGCACTGGCCGCGGAACGGGACGCGCAATGGGCGCGTGTGAACAACGCGGATTTCCTGACCGACGCCGAGAAGCGCGCATTGCTGGGGCTGCCGGCCCTGCCGGAGGCGGGCGATGTCTGAGGAACGGCGCATCTTCGAGGCGTTCGACTGCGCCCCGGGGCTGCGGCTGCAGGCGCATGAGAAGGTCAGCCAGATCCATCACGACATGCTCTGTCAGCGGCTGGAGCGGATCGAGGAGATGATGGAGCGGCTGGAAAAGCGGCTGTGGCTGGCCGTCTACGGCGTGGCGGCGGCGATCCTGGCCCAAGCCTTCCAGTCGATCCTGTCGGTAAATCCCTGAAGTCGGAGAGACGATCATGACACATGAGGCAGGCCCGGAGACCGGGCTGGAGCACAAGTTCGCGCGGTTCGGCGAAGGCGTGGAGATCAACGACAAGGCCGGCGACGGGCTGCGGATCGAGGGCTATGCCAGCCTGTTCGGGGCCGCCGACCAGGGCAACGACGTGGTCGAGACGGGCGCCTATGCGGCCTCTCTGGCGGCGCTGAAGGCGCGCGGCGGCACGGTGAAGATGCTGTGGCAGCACGATCCGGCCCAGCCGATCGGCGTCTGGGACGAGGTGCGCGAGGACGGCCGGGGGCTGTTCGTCTCGGGGCGGCTGCTGGAGAGCGTCGAGAAGGGGCGCGAGGCCAAGGCGCTGATCGAGGCGGGCGCGATCGACGGGCTGTCGATCGGGTATCGCACGCGGCGCGCCACGAAGAACGACAAGGGCCAGAGGGTCCTGACGGAACTGGAGCTTTGGGAGGTGTCTTTGGTGACCTTCCCGATGTTGCCCAGTGCGCGGGTGGCGGCGAAGGGCGATGTGCCCGGCGCCGAGGAGACCTTGCGCGAATTGGCGGCCGCCTTCGAGGGCGCGCGGCTTGAGCTGGCGCGGCGGTGACGCGCCGGACCCATCACCTGAGAGGAAGGACTGGCCGATGAGCAAGACCGAGGCCCAGGCCACGGGCCGCATTGAGGCGCCCTTTGTTCACGAGGTGAAGCAGGCGGTGACCGGCTTCGTGAGCGAATTCAAAGGCTTCCAGGCCGAAATTGAAACCAAGATGCAACAGACGGAAGAGCGACTGACCATGCTGGATCGTAAATCTCAAATCGCGGCGCGCCCGCAGCTGGCCGGCGCCGTCGATGCCGACGCGCCGCACAAGAAGGCCTTTGACGCCTATCTGCGCTCGGGCGACGATGACGGGCTGCGTGGCCTTGAATTCGAGAGCAAGTCGCTGTCGACCGCGGTCAACAGCGACGGCGGATACCTGGTGGATCCGGCGACCTCCGACACGATTAAGTCGGTCCTGTCCTCGACCGCCTCGCTGCGCGCGGTGGCCACGGTCGTCAATGTCGAGGCGACCTCGTATGATGTGCTGATCGACCATACCGATGTCGGCGCGGGCTGGACCTCGGAAACCGGGGGGGTGACCGAAAGCGCCTCGCCCTCGATCGACCGGATCGTCATTCCGCTGCATGAGCTGAGCGCGCTGCCCAAGGCGTCGCAGCGGCTGCTGGACGACAGCGCATTCGACATCGAGGGCTGGCTGGCGTCGCGCATCGCCGACAAGTTTTCGCGGGCCGAGGCGCAGTCCTTCATCAATGGCGATGGCAACGACAAGCCCAAGGGCATGCTGACCCATCCCAAGGTCGCAAATGACAGCTGGGCCTGGGAATCGCTGGGCTATGTGCCGACCGGTGTGGCCGGTGGCGCGGGCACCGGTGACGCGATCATCGAGCTGGTCTATGCGCTTGGCGCGCAGTACCGCGCGAACGGCACCTTCGTGATGAATTCGAAGACCGCCGGCGTGGTGCGCAAGCTGAAGGACAGCGACGGGCGGTTCCTGTGGGCCGATGGCCTGGCCGCGGGCGAGCCCGCGCGGCTGCTGGGGTACCGCGTGCTGATCGCCGAGGACATGCCCGATATCGCCACCGACAGCTTCTCGATCGCCTTCGGGGATTTCGCGGCCGGCTACACGATTGCCGAGCGCCCCGACCTTCGCATCCTGCGCGATCCGTTCAGCGCCAAGCCGCATGTGCTGTTCTTCGCCACCAAACGTGTCGGCGGCGACGTGTCGGACTTTGCCGCGATCAAGCTGCTGAAATTCGGCACCTCGTAAGGGGCGCCGATGGCCGCGGCCGGGGAACCGGCCCGGCCGCGGCGGGTGCGTGTCGGACAGGACCTTCACGTCGTCCAGCTGCTTCCCTCCGTCCGAGCGGCGTGGAGCGGCGCGTGCCCGCCATATTGCGATGAGGCCAGGAGCTGGCCGGCCCGGGGACGGGACGAAACGCGCGGAGTGAACGCATGATGTTGATCGAGGAAACCACCTTTGCCGACGAGGTCTTGCCGGTGGAGGAATTCAAGGCGCATCTGAAGGTCGGGACCGGCTTCGAGGATGACAGCCTGCAGGACGGGACGCTGATCACCTTCCTGCGCGCGGCGCTCTCCGCCATCGAGGCGCGCACCGGCAAGGCGCTGATTGCACGGGATTTCGCCTGGACGATCCATGAATGGGCCAACCCGATGGGCGAGGCTTTTCCGGTGGCGCCGGTGGGGTCGATCGTCGAGATCCGGACACTGGACGCGGATGGCGGCCAGGAGGTGCTGGACACGACGCGCGTGCGGATCGAGGCGGACATGCACCGCCCGATCCTGCGGCCGCGTGGCGCGCTACTGCCCAACGTGCCGGGCTATGGCTCGGTCACGGTGCGGTTCACGGCGGGCATGTCGGCGGATTGGGCCGGGCTGCCGTCGGATCTGCGGCACGCGGTGCTGATGCTGGCCGCGCATTATTACGAATACCGCGACGATACCTCGCTGAGCGACGGTTGCATGCCCTTTGGGGTCACCAGCCTGATCCAGCGCTATCGCCCGCTGCGGCTGACCATGGGGGCGGGCCAATGAGCCGGCCGAGGCTGAACCGCAAGCTGGTGCTGGAAAGCCGCGACCGGGTGCCGGATGGCGCGGGCGGCAAGACGCGCAACTGGGAGGCTCTGGGCACGCTTTGGGCCGAGGTGACGGCGCGGTCTGGGCGGGAGAGATCGAGCGCCGGGCTGCCGGTGTCGCGCAGCAGCTACGAGATCAAGGTGCGCGCGGCGCCGGTGGGCAGCCCGTCGCGGCCGCGCCCGGACCAGCGGTTCCGCGAGGGTGAACGTATCTACGCGATCCGCGCGGTGACCGAGACCGACAGCGGCAGCCGCTACCTGGTTTGCTACGCCGACGAGGAGGTGACCGCATGAGCTATGGCATGGCCGTGGCCCTTCAGAAGGCGGTTTACGAGACGCTGGTGACCGATGCTGCGCTGACGGCGCTGATCGGGTTGCAGGTCTTTGACGCGCCGCCGCCGGGGCAGGTGCCCGACATCTACGTCGCGCTGGGACCCGAGGAGGTGCGCGACCGCTCGGACAAGAGCGGGCGCGGCGCGCTGCACCGGTTCACCCTGTCCGTGGTGGGCGAAGGCGACAGTTTCGCGGCGCTCAAGGAGGTCGCCACGGCGGTGAGCGATGCGCTGGAGGGCGCGGCACCCGCGCTCGACCGGGGCCACCTGGTGGGCCTGTGGTTCGAGCGCGCCAGGGCCCGGCGGACGGGTCCGGCGGGGCGCATCCGCCGGATCGACCTGAGGTTCCGCGCCCGCGTGGAAGACGATCAACCCCAAGCATAACGGGAGACACCATCATGGTTGCCCAGAACGGCAAGGACCTTTTGGTCAAGGTGGACATGACCGGCTCCGGTCAGTTCGAGACATTGGCGGGGCTGCGGGCCACGCGGGTCAGTTTCAACGCCGAGAGCGTGGATGTCACCAGCCTGGAGAGCGAGGGCGGATGGCGCGAGCTGTTGGCGGGCGCCGGGGTGCGGTCGGCGGCGCTGTCGGGGTCGGGGGTGTTCAAGGACGCCACGACGGACGAGCGGGCGCGGGCGATCTTCTTCGATGGTTCGACGCCGGAGTTCCAGGTCATCATCCCGGATTTCGGCGTGGTCGAGGGGGCGTTCCAGGTGACCTCGATCGAATATGCCGGGAGCCATGACGGCGAGGCGACCTACGAGATGGCGATGGCCAGCGCCGGTGCGCTGAGCTTCACGGCGATCTGAGCCATGGCCAATCCTTGGACGGGGGAGGTGGCCCTGGTGGTCGATGGCGAGCGGCGCGTCATGAAGCTGACGCTGGGCGCGCTGGCCGAGCTGGAGGAGGCGCTGGGTGAGGGCGCCATGGTGGAGCTGGTGCAGCGCTTCGAAGGCGGAGGGTTTTCGGCGCGCGACGTTCTGGCGTTGCTGGCGGCGGGGCTGCGCGGGGGCGGTCATGACCTGAGCGCCGAGGCGTTGGGGCGGGCCGATATCGAGGGCGGCCCGATGGCGGCAGCGCGGGCGGCGGCAGAGCTTCTGGCCCGGGCCTTCGTCCTGCCGGAGACGACGTGAGGGCCTTTGACTGGCCCGCGATGATGCGGGCCGGGATGCTGGGGCTGGGCCTGAAACCGGCCGAGTTCTGGGCGCTGACCCCGGCCGAGCTTCGGCTGATGCTGGGGCAAACCGGGGCGGCGGAGCCGCTGAACCGTGCGGGTCTGGATGCGCTTCTGGCGGCCTACCCGGACCATGCGAAGGGATGCGAGAATGGCGGATCTGGACGGGATCGAAGCACTTGACGATCAGGCCGACGCGCTTGGCGACAGCCTGAGCAATGCCGCCGGGATGGCGGCGAGTTTCGACAGCGAGTTGCGCCGGGTCAACGCGGCCTTCGCCGCCACCGGCGCGGGCATCGCGGGGCTGGAGCGCGGCTTGTCCAAGGGGCTGCGGCGGGCGTTCGACGGGGTGATCTTTGACGGCAAGAACCTGTCGGACGCGATGAACACGCTGGCGCAGTCGATGATCCGCACGACCTATTCGGCGGCGATGAAGCCGGTGACGGACCATTTCGGTGGCATGCTGGCCAGTTCGGTCGGCGGGCTTGTCAGCGCGGCGCTGCCCTTTGCGAAGGGCGGGGCGTTCAGCGGCGGGCGGGTGACACCCTTTGCCAATGGTGGCGTGGTCAACGGGCCCACGGGTTTTCCCATGCGCGGCGGCATGGGGCTGATGGGAGAGGCCGGGCCGGAGGCGATCATGCCGCTGGCGCGCGGCCCCGATGGCAAGCTGGGCGTGCGCGGCGCCGGCGGCGGCGGGCCGGTCAACGTGGTGATGAACATCCAGACCCCGGATGTGCAGGGCTTCCAGCGCAGCCAGGGCCAGATCGCAAGCCAGCTGAGCCGGGCGCTTGGCCGTGGCAACCGCAACCGGTGAGGAGGACAGTCCCATGAATTTCCACGAGATCCGCTTTCCTGCTTCGCTCAGTTTCGGTGCCATCGGCGGTCCGGAACGGCGCACGGACATCGTCACGCTGGCCAACGGGTTCGAAGAGCGCAACACGCCCTGGGCGCATTCCCGCAGGCGCTACGACGCCGGGCTGGGGATGCGGTCTCTGGACGATATCGAGCGGGTGATCGCCTTTTTCGAGGCGCGGCAGGGCCAGATGTACGGGTTCCGCTGGAAGGACTGGACCGATTTCAAATCCTGCGCGGCAAGCGCGGTGCCGGGCTTCGGCGACCAGGTGATCGGCACGGGCGACGGGGCCGGGGATACGTTTCAGCTGGTCAAGACCTATGCCTCGGGCGGGTCGAGCTATGCGCGGCCCGTCAAGAAACCGGTGGCGGGGACGGTGCGCATCGGCGTGGACGGGGCGGAGCTGACCGAGGGCAGCGATTTCACCGTGGACGCGACGCGCGGCGAGGTGCTGCTGGCGCAGGCGCCGGCCGCGGGGGCGGAGGTGACCGCCGGGTTCGAATTCGACGTGCCGGTGCGGTTCGAGACGGACCTGGTGCAGGTCTCGGTCGCGACGTTCCAGGCCGGTGAGGCGCCCAATGTGCCTGTGGTCGAGGTTCGGGTCTGATGGCGGGGATGGAGGCAGAGTTCCGCGCACATGTGGCGGCCGGGCTGACCACGCTGGCCCGCTGCTGGGCTCTGACGCGCAAGGACGGGGTGACCTTCGGCTTCACCGACCACGATTGCGAATTGGCCTTCGAGGGGATCACCTTCAAGGCCGACACAGGCCTGTCGGCACGCGCCCTGCAACAAAGCACCGGCCTGTCGGTCGACAACACCGAGGCGATGGGCGCGCTGAGCGATGCGGCCGTCACCGAGGCGGATATCGAGGCGGGCCGGTTCGACGATGCCGAGCTGCGCGCCTGGCTGGTGAACTGGGCCGATCCCGATGTGCGCTGGCTGCAGTTCCGCGGCTCCATCGGCGAGATCCGGCGGTCTGGCGGGGCGTTCACGGCCGAGCTGCGAGGGCTGACGGCGGCGCTGAACCGGCCGATGGGGCGGATCTATCAGAAGCCCTGTACCGCCGTGCTGGGCGACGCCAATTGCGGTTTCGATCTGACCGCGCCGGGTTTCGCGACCGAGGTCGAGGTGGATGACCAGGAGGACGCCCGCCTGTTCCGCTGGCCGGAGCTTGCCGGCTTTGACCCGGGCTGGTTCGCGGGCGGCCGGCTGGAGGTGCTGGACGGCGACGCGGAGGGGCTCTGGGCCTCGGTCAAGAAGGACGTGGTGAAGGATGGCCTGAGGGTCATCGAAGTCTGGGAGCCGCTGCGTGCGCCGGTGACGGTGGGCGACCGGGTCCGTCTGGTGGCGGGCTGCGACAAGCGGTTCGAAACCTGCCGGGAGAAGTTCGACAACCTTCTGAACTTCCAAGGATTTCCGGACATCCCGGGAGAGGACTGGGTGATGGCGGTGCCGAAATCGACCCGGCCCAATACCGGGGGCAGCCGCAGATGAGCCGCGTGGTCGAGATCGCGCGCGGCTGGATCGGCACGCCGTATCGGCACCAGGCGTCGTGCAACGGCGCGGGGACCGATTGCCTGGGCCTGATCCGGGGCGTCTGGCGCGACCTGCTAGGGCCGGAGCCGGCGCAGGTGCCGGCCTATTCGATGGACTGGTCCGAGCCGCAGGGCGAGGAACGGCTTTGGGCCGCGGCCATGGCGCATCTGGTGCCACGGGCGGGCCGGGCCCAGCAGGCGGGCGACGTGGTGCTCTTTCGCATGCGCAGCGGGGCCGTGGCCAAGCACCTGGGGATCGTGTCGGTCCCGCATGAAAGCTTCATCCACGCCTACACCCGGCGTGGCGTGATCGAAAGCTCGATGAGCCAGCCCTGGGCGCGGCGCATCGTGGCGCGGTTTGCATTTCCCGACAGGAGTGGCTGATGGCGACTATCCTTCTCTCGGCGGCCGGGGCCGCCATCGGCGGATCCCTGGGCGGCACGGTCGCGGGACTGTCCACGACGATCCTGGGCCGCGCGGTGGGGGCCACCGTGGGCCGCGTCATCGACCAGTCGCTGCTGGGCGCCGGGGCCGAGCCGGTAGAGACCGGCAAGGTGGACAGGTTCCGCCTGACCAATGCGACGGTGGGCCAGCCGATCACGCAGGTCTACGGGCGGATGCGGGTCGGCGGTCAGGTGATCTGGGCCTCGGATTTCTCCGAAAGCGCCTCGACCACCGGGGGCGGCAAGGGGATGCCGAAGGGGCCGAAGACGACGCAATACAGCTACTCGGTCTCGCTCGCCGTGGCGATCTGCGAGGGCGAGATCGAGCGGGTCGCGCGGATCTGGGCCGACGGTGAAGAGATCGCGCGCGAGGATCTGAACCTGCGGGTTTATTCCGGCACGAAGGATCAGCTGCCCGACCCGGTGATGGAGGCGATCGAGGGCGCGGGGCAGGTGCCGGCCTATCGCGGCACGGCTTACGTGGTGATGGAGGACCTGGAGCTGGAGGCCTTCGGCAACCGGGTGCCGCAATTCTCCTTCGAGGTGATAAGGGGCGAGCAGCCGGGCGCGGAGCTGTATGCCGACGACCCCGAGCACGAGGCGCGGGCGGTGGCGATGATCCCGGGGGCGGGCGAATACGCGCTGGCGACCTCGCAGGTCTACCTGAAGACGGAGTTCGGGGCGCGGCGCATCGCGAACCTGAACGCTGTGTCGCACGTGACAGACATGGCCTATGCGACCGAGGCGCTGGTGGACGAACTGCCGGCCTGCGGCATGGTGTCGATGGTGGTCTGCTGGTTCGGCGACGATCTGCGCTGTGGCACATGCGACCTGCAGCCCAAGGTCGAACAGCAGGAGATGGACGGCGAGGGGATGCCCTGGCTGGTGTCCGGGCTTGGGCGGTTCGAGGCGCTGCTGCTGCCGCGGATCGACGACCGGCCGGTCTATGGCGGGACGCCCTCGGACCAGTCGGTGGTCGAGGGGATCCGGCACCTGCACGACCAGGGTCAGAAGGTGATGTTTTATCCCTTCATCCTGATGGACCAGATGGAGGGCAACACACTGCCTGATCCCTGGACCGGCGGCGCGTCGCAGCCGCCGCTGCCCTGGCGCGGGCGGATCACGCTCTCGGCGGCGCCGGGGCAGGCGGGGTCTCCGGACGGGACGTTGGCGGCGGAGGCGGAGGTCGCGGCGTTTTTCGGTGATGCGCAGGTGTCGGATTTCGTCATCGGGGATGGCGAGGTCACCTATACCGGGCCCGACGAGTGGAGCTTTCGCCGGTTCATCCTGCATTACGCCTGCCTCTGCGCCGCGGCCGGAGGTGTCGAGGCGTTCTGCATCGGATCCGAGCTGCGGTCACTGACACAGATCCGGGGGGCAAGCGGCTTTGTCGTGGTCGACCGGCTGCGGACGCTTGCGGCCGAGGTGCGGGCGATCCTGGGGCCCGACACCAAGATCAGCTATGCCGCCGACTGGTCGGAATATTTCGGCTATCAGCCCGAGGATGGCAGCGGGGACCGGTACTTTCACCTGGATCCGCTCTGGTCCGATCCCGAGATCGATTTCATCGGGATCGACAATTACATGCCGCTGTCGGACTGGCGCGATGGCGAGGATCACCTCGATGCTGAATACGGGTATATCTACAATCCCGATTACCTGCGCGGCAATGTCGAGGGCGGCGAAGGCTATGACTGGTTTTACCAATCCGACGCCGACCGCAAGGCGCAGGCTCGCACGCCGATCAGCGACGGCGCGCATGGCGAGCCCTGGGTCTGGCGCTACAAGGATGTGCGGAACTGGTGGCTGAACCCGCATCACGAGCGTATCGGCGGTGTGCGTCAGGCGCAGCCGACCGGCTGGGTGCCGCAGTCGAAGCCGATCTGGTTCACCGAACTGGGCTGTGCCGCGATCAACAAGGCGACGAACCAGCCGAACAAGTTCCTGGATCCGAAATCCTCGGAATCGAGCCTGCCCTATTTCTCCAACGGGCTGCGCGACGAGCTGATCCAGATGCAGTACCTGCGGGTCATGCTGTCCTACTGGCAGGATCCGGCGCGCAACCCGGTGTCTTCGGAATATGGTGCGCCCATGCTGGACCTGGACCGGTGCTTTGTCTGGTCCTGGGACACACGGCCATTCCCGGTCTACCCCAACAATGGCGACCTGTGGTCGGACGGGTGGAACTATCGCCGGGGGCACTGGATCTCGGGGCGGATCGGGGGGCGGTCGCTGGCCTCGGTCGTGGCCGAGATCTGCCGGAAGGCGGGGCTGACGGCCTATGACGTGTCGGAGCTTTGGGGGTACGTGCGCGGCTACGCGGTCGAGGATGTGGGGGATGCACGGGCGGCGCTGCAGCCGCTGATGCTGCGCTACGGCTTCGACGCGATCGAGCGGGACGGGGTGCTGAAGTTCAAGCTGCGCGACGGGCGCGGGGCTGTGCCGGTGACCGATGACATGCTGGCCGAGAGCCAGGACATCCCCGGCCGGCTGGAACAGACGCGCGAGGCAGAGGTGGAGCTGGCCGGGCGCGTCAGGTTGCGCTTTGTCGAGAGCGAGGCGGATTATGATGTGGTCGCCGAGGAGGCGGTGCTGCCCGACGATGCGACGCATGCGGTGACGTCGAACGACCTGCCGATGTCGATGACCCGGGCCGAGGGGCGTGCCGTGGCCGAACGCTGGCTGGCCGAGGCGCGGGTGGCGCGCGATACACTGCGCCTGGCCCTGCCGCCCTCGGCGCTGGCCCTGGGGGCGGGCGACGTGCTGCGCCTGCCGGTGGAGGCCGGCGAGACCGAGGCGCTTTATCGCGTCGACCGGGTCGAGCTGACCGACCGGCAGCTGATCGAGGCGGTGCGGATCGATCCGGGCGTCTATGAACGGTCCGAAGGGCCCGAAGCCCTGCCGCGGATCCGCAAGGTGCAGCCGCCGATGCCCGTGGAGCCCACCTTCCTCGACCTGCCGCTGATGCGCGGGGACGAGGTGGCGCATGCGCCCTATCTGGCGGTGACGGCGAATCCCTGGCCGGGGGCGGTGGCTCTTTACGCTTCGGATACGGATGAGGCGTACTCTCTGACTCAGGTGATCGAGTCTCGGGCGACCGTGGGGATCACCGAAAGCCAGCTTGACGCCGCCCCGATGGGCATCTGGGACAACGGTCCGGCGTTGCAGGTGCGCCTGTATGGCGGGGCTTTGGAATCGAAGACGGAAGCGGCGCTGCTGAACGGGGCGAACCTGATGGCCATCGGGCCTCAGGCGGGAAGCGGAACCGAAGAGGGCGGCCAATGGGAGCTGTTCCAGTTCCGCGCGGCGCAGCTTGTCGGACCGGATACTTACCTGCTGACAGGTCGGCTGCGTGGCCAGCTGGGCACCGACGGGGTGATGCCGCAAGCCTGGCCGGCGGGATCGCGGGTCGTGCTGATGGACGGTGTGCCGGCGCAGATCGACCTAGCAGCGGCGGCGCGGCGCTACGCGCGGCACTACCGGATCGGACCGGCCCAGCGTGGCTATGACGACCCGTCCTATCGCCACCTGGTGGCCGCCTTCCAGGGCGTCGGGCTGCGGCCCTATGCGCCCTGTCACCTGACGGCTGTGCCCTCGGGCGGCGGGCTGGAGCTTGGCTGGATCCGGCGGACCCGGATCGACGGCGACAGCTGGGAGCTTGAGGACGTGCCGCTGGGTGAAGACAGCGAGAAATACCGCATTCGCATCCGCGCGGGACAGGCCGTGCTGCGTGAGGCCAGCACCGAAAGCCCCGACTGGAGCTATGGCGCGGCCGAACTGGCAGAGGACCTGGCGGCCGGGGCGGACACCTGGGAGGTGGCGCAACTATCGGAACGGTTCGGGCCCGGGCCCTTTGCCCGGGCGAGCCTGGGAGAGCTGACATGA